ATCTGAAACCTGCCGTTCGCGTCTCGCGACAAACCATCCACCGTGCTATTCCCGCGGAGTGGTTCACCGCAGAACATCACCCAATACCGGTTCGTTGGGACACCGGGGATGATCACGTTGTAACCCGTGACCCTGTCAGCAGAACCAACCGGCAACGCATTGTTCGTCGCGGTGAATGCAGCATCCACCAGGGCGAACACCTTATCCGCAACCGACCCTGCCATCAGGGAAGCACCGACGCAGCTGCATCAGTCATTTCCGCTTCCCACGCATCCAAGTTCTGCTCGAGCGCGGGCAGCATGAACGGGTGCGGACCGGAACGCCCGGCACCGAACTCCCGGATGTAACCGAACGGGCTTTTGGCTTCCACTGTGACCTCAGTGCCAGCAGCCAACTGCCGTGTCTTCGTGTAGATCGACCCGGACAACCCCGGCATGCTCTTCGACTTCGACAGTTGCCGCGCCGTCTGCTGCATCGCCTTACCGGCCTTGGTGGTCGCAGTGCGGACCTTAGCCAGCACTGTGGCGTGGTTCGCGGCCATCTCAGCGACCAGCGCATCCAACTCCCGGGCATCAATCAGGAACCCAGCCATCAGCCCGTCACCGCCTCAACCGTCACACGCTGCGCCGTCATATCCGTCCCCAACACCAGGCCAGTCACACGCAACCGGAGCCCGAGACGGAGATGCCCAGCAGGGTCATCCGCCGGCACCCCAGTGATCAGGATTATCGCCCCAACCGGCAACCTTGGTGCAGTCACCGGAACCGACAACGTCGGGCTACTCGTGGAGACACGGTCACCCGCAACCTCACGAGCACTGCTACCCGATATCGTCCCAGCCATCCGCAACCGACACTCACCCGAATACAGGGCAGTGCCGGCCGCATCAGTCTCCAGGCCAGTACCCGGATCAACTGTCCCCGGGGCACTTGACGGAACCGTCACCGAGCACGTGTCACGCATCCGCGACAACGCCTCACCCTGAAGTTCAGCAAGGTCAGCCGTCAAATCCATCAGGACAACCCCAACGTGATCTCAAACGCCTGCCCACCAGCAACATCGGACACACCCAGCAACCGGGCCAACTCATCCTCAGCGATGAACAACGACCCCTTCGACACCGAAGCATCGAACGTCACCGACTTGTTCCCATCATCAATGGAAACCGACTGCTGCCGAACAAACGCCGGATGCGACACCAACCGTTGAACCATGTTCGCCACGATGTACTTCACGGTCAACGCCGACAACGACCCATCCAGGATGCGGGCGTCAACAGACGGCACGGTATCCCGCACCAACTGCGACGCCTCACCCAAACGAGCCACCACCACCAGTGTCTCAGCGTCCGTCAACGGGGAATGCCAGATCGCCTCAACATCACTGGGACCAGCGAAATCAGCCACCCGGCACCCCCAATCAGCAGGACGAACGGTTTAGACGACGGTGGTGATCTTGTAGATCGCACCCGGGTCGGTCACAACAGCCTTGAAGTTTGCGCGAATCCGGCAACGAACACCATCGGTGTCCTCCGTCCGCCACGACTTGAACTCCGTCAGATCACCCGCCGAGGAATACCCACCACCCAGGTTCTCCGTCAGGATGAACCCAACGTTCGCCCGGTCCACGAGGAACGCAGCGGTGTTCACCCCACCGGGGAGGTTCAACGCCGGCACAGGGATGACCTCCAGGCCAGCGATGACCTCAAACTTCCCCGTGTAGATCGGGTTCGACTTGTCCTCACGGGCCATCGCCACCGCAATGGTGGGATCAGCAGCGAGGTACGCCCAAACATCCTCATCGACCAGGAGCGCGTTCGCGTCGTACCCGAGATTCAGGCCACGCATCTTCGCGCGGGCCTTCAGGATGTCCCGCAGAATGAACGGGGTGGTACCCGAACCATCCCACTTCTGGGTGGCAGCGGCGGTGTTCGTCGCAGCCGCAGCAACCGCAGCGACAACCGCGGCGTCGATCAGGATCTTCGCGGAGTTGTTCATCTTCACGATGGACTTGTTGATCGCGGTGAAGTTGAACCGCGACACCGCCTCATCCTCGATGATGGTGTCCTCACCGTACTTCGCGACGGCGGATGTGTTGATCGCACCGTTCGCGGTCTGGGTGAGCCGGTACTCAGCACCGGGCGCAACCAGTTCAGGGGCATCCGCCGCGGTCAGGCCCTCACCAGGGGATTCCCAGTTGATCGCACCAGATGTGGTGGTCACCCGGTTCGGGATGATCAGGGAACCGACGTACCGCAGATCCGCCAGGGTCCGCAACGCCCGGGACAGCAGAGGAGTGGAATTGGCGAACCGACTCGCGGTGATGTTGTCACCGGAGATCGTGTTCACAGCAGGTGGGTAAAGATTGGCCATGTGCGAATCACCTCAATGATTCAGGAGCAGAGGCGACCCGCGCCGTCCGCTTAAGTGGAAGATTGGTGCCGCTGAATCAGCGGGTGGTTCAGGCGTTGTTGAACTGCACGAGAACGAGGTTGTTCGCCGCCGTGGTCAACGCGGTACCGATGATGGCGCGGGTGTTCGTGACATCCGCCGCGGTCGGGGTCGTCACCGCAGCGAGCGCGGTGACCACACCAGCAGCACCCGAAACGACCTTCGAGCCGGCGGTGATCGCGCCCGACGAAACGAGCTGGGCGATCCCACCGGAGTACACGGTCACCTTGTCGCCCACGTTCGCGCAATCGAACGCAGCGACACCAACAACGGCGACACTGTTCGCGCCCGCATGAGCGACGGTGCCGTCCCCGGAAACTTCCAGGAGCTTGCCACCGGTCACTGCCGCCGAGGTCGTCGCAGTCCACGACTGACCTGGCTTGAACTTCGGAAGAAAGTCGGCCATAGTCGTGGCCTTTCTGTGAGTTACTACTTACGAATGTTGTTGAGCACATGAGGCTTGTACTGCTCCCACAGCGCTTCGTCACCGTCTACCGACTGTGCTTGTGCGCCCTGCGACGGGTCGGGCCGTGGCTGCGGCACAACCGGCTGGGCAGGCTTGGAAAGCAACGCCATCAGCGCTTCGGCATCAGCGGTCAATTCCTCAACCGTGGTGCCCTGCAATCTCCCGGCAAGCGCCTTCGGCAGGCCCTTGTCGAGCGCCACATGCAACCTGGCGTTCTCCTGCTGGAGAGGCGTCAACCGCTGCGACAATTCATCCCTGTCCCGCTGCAACTTCTGCAACTCCGACAGGTCCCTGTCCTCGATCTCCTTCAGCTTCTTCGCAGCCTCAGCGTTGCTGTTCGCCCGCGCTTCAGCTTTGAGGGTGATGTCCTTCCACTTCTTCGCTTCCGCTTCCCAATCGGTCGCGGCTGCCGCCACGGGCTCAACTGGTTCTACGGGTGTTTCAGGAGTGGTTGGGGTCGGTTCAGGGGTACTCAATGTTGCTCCCATTCCGGGTTAACCGCCGTTCCCATTCCGGGACGGCTAGAAAATGTACTGATTCGCGCGAAGCAACCTGATCGCTTCCGCACGATCCCCACCGGCGATCTCATAGATGCTGGCGGGCATGAGCCTGACGGGTGCCTTCCGACCCCCACCAAGCGCACTGGTCGCGAAAACTTCACGACCGAACACATTCACACGGGCCTTACGCCCATCCGTGGTGGTCGTCATCCCCCGCCTAGCGTTGACGACCCTGCCGGGGTCAGCACCATCACGAACCGCCTGAGCACCGTCAACACCGAACGCGTTCACCTGATCCGCTTCGGTCATCTGGTCGAACAACTCACGCGGATCCTGCGGTTCAGACTTCCGGGTTAACGGCCGGTTCGAGCACCTGCACCGAGGGTGACGCAGGAACCCGTCGTTCCACCGGTAGAACCGGCCGGCGAGGATCACACACCTACCGCACGCTTTCGGTTCCACAACCCGCAGATAACCCGCAAGGTCAGTGTTCGCCGCCAAACCGACGTGTTCCGATTCCCTAGCGGCGTCATGCACCTGCGTTGTCACGATCTCATCCATGCTGTCCCGCGACGCAGCTACCGCTGGCCCCGACTGAACACCCAACGCGAGAGCCTTGAACAGATCCACCAACGGCTGAGACAGCAACCCGCTGAGGGAACGCCCATCGGATGCCACACCCGCGAACGCTGCCCGGTTCACACGCGGACCCGGATCAACACCATCCGCGACCGCGACCTCATCGGTGTAATCCGCC